GTACAGAACTTAGAACTATTGTCAGGGATGATTGTGTGAAATGGGATACTGAGGCTGCAGTCTTTGGCCAGCTTACTATTTCCACAACAGGTAATTAAGGGGCGATGAATTTCGCTCCTTTCCCTTTTGGGGGTGGATTGATTTGATTATTAGTTTAGAAGAAGCAAAAACCTATCTTAGGGTGGATAACTCTGAAGAGGATGATTTAATAGAAGGCTTAATAGAAACTGCTAAAGTTTATCTTGAAAATGCTACAGGAAATACCTTTGATAGTTCTAATTACCTGGCACGGCTATTTTGCTTGACCCTAGTTACTGATTGGTATGAAAACCGAGGGCTGGTGGTGGGTAAGGTGGGAGAGGAAATAAGGCCTGTGATTAATAGCCTTCTAGTCCAACTAAATTACTCCTACCCGGAGGTGGGAAAATGAAGCCAGGAGATTTGAATAAAAGAATAACCCTGCAAAAACCCATCACCACCACCAATGAAAGAGGTTTTGAAATAGAGACTTGGGAGGACTTTAAAATTGTCTGGGCAGCAGTAAGCAATCTCCATGGCCGAGAATACTATGCTGCTGCCGCTGTTCAGGCGGAGAATACAGTGAAGTTTACTATCAGATATTTACCAGATATGGATACTACTATGAGGATATTTTTCCAAGGGAAACAATATAACATTACATCCATTGATAATATCAAATACCAAAACCGTTATATGGAGATTAAGGCTATGGAGGTGGTAACCAGTGGCTAAATTAGAACTAGAAGGGATTGAAAACCTAATTGCTGAGGTAGAAAAGCTAGGGGCTAAAGGAAACAGGATTGAAAACAAGGCTTTAAGGGAAGCCGGAGAAGTGGTGAAAGAAGCTATTAAACAAGAAGCACCTGAAAGAACGGGGACCTTAAAGAAAAGCATTGAAACCTCTAAAGTTAAAACTAAAGACGGGGTTAAGCATGTGGAAGTAGGTCCGGGTAAAGATGGCTGGTATGGTAAGTTTGTGGAATTTGGCACGGTCAAGATGAAGGCTCAACCTTTTATGGCTCCCGGCTATGAGAAATCTAAAGATAAGGCCATGGAAAAAATAGCAGAGGAATTAAGAAAAGGGTTAGGGCTATGAGCATAAATCAAGATGTAATGGAGGCCTTAAAAGATACTGGAGTGCCGGTAAGCTTTCAAACCTATACTGGAACTGCTGATGCCTACATTACTTTTTTCACATATCTAGATAAACCAGAGCAACATGCTGATGATAAAGAAACCATTACCGGTCACTATGTACAAGTTGATGTGTGGAGTAAGGGAGACTATACCGATTTGGTGAACGCTGTCCATAAAAGGATGCTAGTGGCAGGGTTTATAAAACAGAGCTTTTATGACCTTTATGAACAGGATTTAAAGATCTATCACAAAGCCATGCGATTTATTAAGGAGGTGCTGTAAATGGCACAAGTAGGATTAAAGGATTTACATTTTGCTATTTTAACTCAAGACACAAAAGAAGGATTGACTTATGAAGTGCCGGAAGCCATGGTGGGTGCAATTAACGCTACCATTAACCCGGCAGTGAATACCCAGGAACTTTATGCCGATGATCAGCTTTGGGAATCGGTATCGGCTTTAGGTAAGATTGATGTGGAAGTGGAGACGGCAGATTTACCCCTCGATGTTAGAGCAAAAATATTAGGAAATAAAATTGTAGAAGGGGTGCTGGTAGAAAACAAAGGAGACATTGCTCCCCATCTAGCACTTGGCTTTAAAAGTTTAAAGTCCAATGGGAAGTACCGCTACATTTGGCTTTTAAAGGGTGTGGCACAACCTATGGCAGAGGATTATTCGACTAAAAAGGACAATGTGGAGCATAAGACACCAAAGATAAAGTTTACCTTTATGCCAAGGCTCCATGATGGAGATTGGAAGAGAACTGCAGATGAGGACAGTGAAAACTTCATGGGAGCCGCTACTTGGTTTGAAAAGGTGCCTGGCGATACCACAACAACGGGGGTGTAATAGATGGATATTACCTTAAAACTGGATAATAAGGATAAAACTTTTACGGCAGGTTTTATATCTGCGAGAATGGTAAGAAGAACCATTGCCATATCCCGGGATATCAATTTCGACAACATTTCTCCCGAGGAACTGGACAAACTGATGGACTATATTGTGGAGCTCTTTGGAAATCAATTTACCCGGGATGAGCTTTACGATGGTTTGGCCTCTAAAGACTTAATCCCTACTATCACCAGATGTATCAATGAAGTGGTAGGAGCTGTAGGCGAAGCTACAACTGGTGAGGGAAAAAACGAATAAAGGGGAACACCATGGAGCCCCAAGAGTTTATTGATAAGCTTTATCTTGCTTTGCTGGAGCAAGGTTGGACCCTAAACGATATTGATTCCATGGACATCATCTACTATTTGAAACTCCTTAATCGAAAAAGGGGAAATGAAAAGGTGTATATAGACAGCATACTTTAAACACCTCAGCTTTTTACTTTCTCGCTCAAATTTATCGCAATCACAGCGTAAAAACAAAAAATGATTTTGATATGTCTAATGAAGATACAGCACTTGTAATGGTGCTTTTTTTATGCCCAAAAGGTGGTGAGATGATGGCAAAAGAAATCGGGCAGCTGAACGTAAAAATCGGATTGGATAGCACTGGCTTTCAAAACGGTATCTCGAGCATAAACCGAGAAATGAGAAAAGTGCAATCCGAATTTAAGCTAGCAAGTGCCGAGATGGGTAAGCATGGCAAAGAGCTAGACGGCCTAAAACTTAAATCTGACAGCTTAACTAAACAGACAGAGTTACAGCGCCAAAAGGTTCAGGCCTTGGAGGCGGCTCACCAAAAGTCAGTAGAGACTAAAGGCAAGGATGCCAAGGCTACCCAGGATTTAGAGATAAAACTAAATAAGGCAAAGACGCAACTTGCTTATATGGAGCAGGACTTAAAAAAGCTAAACAAGGAAGTTGAAGTTCAATCCTCCGTCTGGGGTAAGCTTTCCAAGAGCCTTGAGCCTATTGGCCAGAAGATGCAGGATATCGGTAAGAAGATGGAATCGGTGGGTAAAAACCTATCAATGAAAGTGACCGCACCATTGATGGCCCTTGGCGGTGTAGCGGTAAAGGTAGGCTCTGATTTTGAAGCGGGGATGAGTGAAGTTCAAGCTATCAGCGGAGCTACCGGTAACGATCTAGAAAAGCTAAAGGAAAAGGCCAAAGAGATGGGAGCTACCACTAAATTCAGTGCTTCCGAATCTGCCGAAGCCTTAAAATATATGTCTATGGCCGGCTGGGAAACAAATCAAATGCTGGATGGTTTAGAGGGAGTTATGATGTTAGCTGCGGCCAGCGGAGAAAATTTAGGAACTGTTTCCGATATTGTCACCGATGCTCTCACTGCCTTTGGCATGGAAGCTAAAGAGGCCTCTGAGTTTGCCGACCTTTTGGCCAGTGCATCTAGTAATTCCAATACAAACGTAGCACTTTTAGGGGAGTCATTTAAGTATGTGGCTCCTCTTTTTGGTGCTCTTAATTATTCTGCTGAAGATGCAGCCTTGGCTTTAGGGTTAATGGCTAATGCAGGGATTAAAGGCTCCCAGGCAGGAACTTCCCTTAAAACCGCCATTGCCAATCTAGCTAATCCCACAGATAAAATGGCAGCAGCCATGGGTCAACTAGGTCTGTCCATCACCGATGCCAACGGGGAGATGCTACCTTTCAAAGATGTCATGGATGAACTGCGGGTTAAATTTGCTGCTCTGTCCGAAGAACAGCAGGCCCAATATGCAGCCACCATTTTTGGTAAGGAAGCCATGTCGGGTATGCTGGCCATCATTAACGCCAGCGAAGAAGACTATACAAAGCTTACTCAGGCTACTAGGGAATATAGCGGTGCGGCCAAAGAGATGGCGGAAACCATGGAGGATAATCTTCAAGGCGGTATTACTAAATTAAAGTCAGCCCTTGAAGGGGTGGGGATACAAATATCTGAAATCCTTGTTCCCCATCTGCAAAAGCTGGTGGAGAAACTTCAACAGGCAGTAGACTGGTTTGCTAATCTCTCCCCAGCAACCCAAGAGACTATTGTTAAGGTCGCTGCTTTGGCTGCTGCCATCGGCCCATTGCTACTTATCGGTGGCAAACTTGTAGGTGGTATTGGTGCTGCCATCGGTGCAATATCCACAGTATCCGCAGCTTTAGCTGTAGTAACAACCGGGGCGGCAGCTGCAACACCGGCCATCGGAACGCTGGCCACAGCCTTTACAGTTCTAACCGGACCGGTGGGTATTGCTGTTGCGGCTATTACAGGACTCACCGTAGCAGGAGTAGCTTTGTATAAACATTTAAGTCAGGACAGCATTCCAGCAGTTCAATTATTCGGTGATGAAGTATCTGAATCTACCCAAAAAGCGGTGGGTGGCTTTCTTGAACTAAACGATGAAGTAACCCTAGCCTTAAATCAATTATCCTGGGGTAGCCAGGAAGTAACGAAAGAAATGGCAGATAGCATTGCCGGGAACTTCTCTAAAATGGCCAAAGAGATTCAAGCCGGCCTTGATAAGCATCATAAAGAGTCTTTAGGAAAGATACAGGGTTTTGTAAATAACAGCACCTCTCTTTCCGAGGAAGAGCAGGAAGAAATTCTAAACAGTATGCAACAGGGGTATGAAAACAGGAAACAGGCCATCGCTGACGGGGAAGCCAGGATTAAAGAAATATTAGGTTTAGCTTCCACTGAAAAGAGAGCCTTAACTAAAGCAGAACAGGAAGAAATCAATGCCATTCAAAGAAAAATGGTGAATCAAGGGATACAAGTGTTATCTGAAAATGAAGTAGAAGCTAAAGCCATTATGGAAAGAATGAAAGCCCAAGCTGGAGAAATATCAGCTACCCAAGCCGCTGAAGTTGTTAGAAACAGTCTGGAGCAAAAAGAGGGAGCAATTAAAGCCGCCAATGACCAGTACAACGAAGTGATAAAAGAAATCATCCGGCAGCGAGATGAAACTGGCATCATCACCAAAGAACAAGCAGATAAGTTAATACAGGAAGCTACAAGGCAAAAAGACGAGGCCATTAAAAAGGCCGAAGAGATGCACTTAAATGTAGTTGATGAAGCGAAGAAACAGGCTAAAGACCACGTCAATCAGGTGGATTGGGAGACGGGAGAAATAAAGAGCAAGTGGCAAGTGATGAAAGACGATGTGGCTACTAAGGCCAGTGAGATTAAAGAAAATGTAGCCCTGAAGTGGGAAGAGATAAAGACCGCCACAGCAGAAAAATGGGAAAACATAAAGACAACTCTTGCAAGTAACTGGCAGTCCATGAAGGAAGATACCCTGCTAAAGGTTCGGGAAATAAAAGAGGATGTAACTGCTAGATGGGAGGAAATAAGGCAATCCACAAGTAACAAATGGGCTAGTGTAAAAGGGTCTGTGGCAGATAGCATAAACACTATTAAAGATAAGATATCGGAAGGCATAGAAAAGATTAAAGAATGGAATGCCACAAAGGTGAAAGAAAAGGTATTTACTATAGTAGAAAGAATAAAAAGAGTATTTTCCGGTGGAAGCAGTGGCGGAGGTGCTACTTATACCAGCTCTAACTTTAGTGGAACAAGCTTTTTCCAAGGTGGACTTACTATGGTAGGAGAACTGGGACCAGAGCTTGTTGAATTGCCAAGAGGTTCTCGGATTTACAATGACTATGAAACAAAGAACATCATGGGTGGTAATAAAGGAATCACTCAACACATCACCATCAACACCCCAACTCCGTTAACCCCAGCAGAAACTGCAAGACAAATTAAAAATGCATCCCGGCAGCTGGCGTTAGAGTGGTAGGAGGTGTACTTATGGATAAAATCATTATTACCAATCAGAGTGATGAGAGCATCATCTTAGGAAATATGGCCCCTTACTTTCTTCAAATCTTAGACGGTGTGGGGGATGTGCCGGTTACAATAGAAAGCCAAAAAGCACCCAAGCAAGATGGCTCCACCTATATCGATAGCACCTTAGAAAACCGAGCCATCACCATTGAGGGAATGATAGTTACTAAATATAATCCCGAAGCAATAAAAGAAGCTAGGAGAAAAATGCAAAAGGTGCTAAACCCAAAACTGGGCTTAGTGACTCTTACTCATCAAGGGAAGGAGATTAAAGCCATTGCAGAAACTACTCCTATCTTCCCTGATGGACAGGGTAATAAAGGACTCTATTACCAAAAATATTTAATTCATCTACTTTGCCATAATCCCTTTTGGCTGGAACCATTTTATGAAAGCCGTGAGATGTCTTATATCATGGGCGGACTTAGTTTTAAGATTAGGCTTCCCACTAGTTTTTCCAGCCGGGGCTTTAGGAGAAAAGCTACTAATGATGGGGATGTATCTACCCCGGTGGAGATTGAGTTTAAAGGTCCAGCCATTAATCCAACGGTAACTAATGAAACTACAGGGGAATTCATCCTAGTTAACAGGGAGCTCGGAGAAGAGGATGTGCTTACGGTCTCCACCACCTTTGGAGAAAAATATGTGCGAATCAATGGGGAGAACGCCTTTCACTATATAGATTTAGACAGTACCTTTTGGCAGCTAGTGCCGGGGGAAAATATTTTAAGCTATGCCAGTAACAACGACAGCATAAACACCAAAGTCATAGTCAAATGGAAAAATCGCTACATCGGACTTTAGGGAGGAGGGATTTTATGGCTGAGAGGTTTAGGTTTTTTGATAGTATTGATGGTGAAGATGAAAGAGAATACACTGCCGATGAATTTGCAGAGTACTTTAGGCAGTTTATTAGAAACGGTATCTTTTCTGGGGGAGAAAATCTAAAAGTAGAAACCAATGAACAAGACATGAAAGTATTTATTAACCCTGGGTATGCTTGGATTGAAGGGTATTTATATAAAATAGATACCGAGCCTTTGGTGATGGAGCATAAGATAGCAGACCCAAGCTTAAATCGGATTGACCGGATTGTTATTAGGCTAGATAAGACATTAGAAAACAGGTATGTAAAAGCTTTCATACTAGAGGGCACACCGGCTGCAACACCTGAAGCACCAGAGCTAACTAGAAATAACAACGTGTATGAAATATCTCTAGCCCAAGTGGAGGTTATTGCCGGGAAGAGTTTTATTGAAGCTTATCAGGTAACTGATGAAAGATTAAACAATGAAGTCTGTGGTATCACCACCCATTTCTTTGAACAGGTGAATACAACAGATATTTTTAATGAGTGGCAGAACTATTTGAATCATAAAAAAGATGAAGCAGATGTAACTTGGGTAGACTGGGTAGAAGAAAA